GGACAATTTGAAGTCTGATGCGCCTACTGGCGCTAAGGGAGAATGAAATGGAAATTTGGTGCGGAGATGAATGCGCTGCACAGCGCCACGTACTCTTGTCGATGAAGCCTCCACCACTGGAGCGCATTGCTGCAGCGCCTGCACAGGCCGTGTCGGCTTTCGAGGATGACCGCTACTGGGGCATTCCTGCGATGGCTCAAATGAGTGGCGGCGTAGCCATCGTGAAAATCGCTGGCAACTTGGTGGCCGGTCAAGCTGGCTGGAAGCGCGCATTCGGCTACGTGGGCTACGAGGACATCAAGGGTGCCTTGGCCGAAGTCGTGGCAAAGCCTGAAGTCAAGGCTGTGGTGGCGTACTACGACACGAATGGTGGTCACGTCAATGGTGTGGAAGGCACAGCGAGGATGCTGCGCGAGGTATCCAAGCTCAAGCCTGTGGTGGGTTATGCCGCCACGGCAGCGAGTGCTGGATACTGGCTAGCGTCGGCGAGCGATTACATCGTGGCGGACAACACCAGCATCCTTGCATCGCTGGGCAGCATCATCCAGCTCGTGAATCTGGTGGACGCTTACGCCAAGGAAGGTATCAAGTTCTACACCTTCAAGAGCGGCAAGCTGAAGATGGCTGGCAACGCCCAGGAAGAGTTGAGCGAAGACGCGGCCAAATACTTTCAGCAGCAAGTCATGGACATGACAGCCATTTTCTACGACAGCATTGCCCGCTACCGTGGAATGGACGTGAACCAGCTGCGCGCCGATTTCGGTGATGGGCAGTCGGTGCTGGGTGCCCGAGCCTTGGCCGGTGGACTGATCGACCAGCTCGGAGGCCTGGGTGTGGCACTTGCCAAGGCGAATGAGCTGGCCTCGCAGAGGTCTTCGACTACCAACTTGCAGGCAATGTAACCTGCGAACCTTGCTGGGGCGGAATGTTTGCCACATAATCCGCCCAAGTAGAAACGGAGTTACCTATGACACCCGAGCAATTGCAAGCCCTGAAAGACGGAGTACCCATGGAGGAAGTTCTCGCCATGGCTACGCCCCAGGATGCAGCGCCGGATGCCGCCGCCGCAGCAGCCGCTGCCGCAGCCGCAGCTGCCGCCGCGAAAACCGACGAAGGCGAAGTCACCGTCGAGGGCCTGAAGGCGCAGATCGTCGAAATGAATACCAAGCTGGAAGCTGGCACCGCCGAAGTCCAGGCCAAGGCTGCGCAGCTGGAAGCCAAGAACGTCGAGCTGGAAACAGCGAAGGCTGCTCTGGCAAGTGCCGAAGCTTCGATGCAGGCGCTGGCCGCAGCGCTGACTCCCTACGTGGAAAAGATGGGTGTGGCGCTGTCCAAGCCCGTCGATGCCTCGAAAATGAGTGCCGCCGCACTGGTTGAAATGCACGCTTCTCTGAAGAGTGACTTCAGCAAGGCTTTCCCTGCAGGCCGTCAAAGCAAGGCTGCCGGGAATACCGAAAACAACGCCAACGCCCAGGAAGCCCAAACCGTGGCAAGCCTGCAGCTGGCACGCAATCTGAACTTCTAAGGAGAAAGACATGCCCGCACGTCTGCAACTGGTCCCCACGATTCACAAGGAGAAAATCCGCACTGTGAACCTGGGCACTACCTCTCGCCTGTTCAAGGCCGCCGACATCGGCAAGGCCGTGAAGCTGATCGGCCCCGGCCAGTACGACCTGTGCGCTGCCGGTGACAAGATCGAAGGCATCGTGACTTCCAGCGAGTACGAGCTGACCGGCGCTACCCGTGGTGGTCTGTCGGTGGGCGGTATCGTCTGCTCCGGCTACGTCGAGGTGGTGTCCACCGCCGCCCTGGCCGCTGGTGACATCGTTGTCGCTGCTGCACAGCCTGCCTTGGGCACTCCCATCGCCTCCATCGGCGAAGGTGAAGTCCCTTGCACTCCCGTGCAAAAGGGTGCTGGCACTGAAGTCGCGCCTTTCCTGATGCGTATCGTGGACCTGGGTCCTGTCGGCACGGGTGCCGCCGGAACTGTCTGCGTTGCCGAATTCCTGTAATTTCGAGGGAGAACCGAGATGAAATTCAACGTGATCACCACGGCTGGTCTCCAGACCGTGAACATCGACCAGGGCACCTTCGCCGCCATGCGCGAACAAGGCTCGCCCACTGTCGCGCAGCACATCGAGCGCAGCCTGACTGCCCCGATTCCTGCCGGTGAAGCGTCCGCGCTGAACCAGATTGCCTTCCAGATGGGCATCACCCCTGGTACTACCATCGAAGACGCGATGTCCGGCAAGGGCTATCGTGGTCCCGAAGGTGCTCAAGCTGCCTCCGTGGGCGGTGACGGCTCCGTGACTGGTCGTCTGGTCACTCAGGCCATCCTGTTCCAGGCCATCGAGAACCACCTGCGTGATGACCTGACTGGTTACGGTCGTATGCTGCAGGTGAATGCAGCGCTGAACCGCAGCCTGACTACCACCACCTGGGAAACGCCCATCCTGAACTTCAAGCGGCCCGCCAACTCCAAGCCACAACCTGTGGCCCAGCTGTCGGAACCCGCTCGCATGCTGACCCTGACCACCAGCATGAAGAAGAACGCGATCATGGGCGAGGCCATCGGTATCGAGTTCTCCGACCAAGTGACCCGCAACATCACCATCGACGTGATTGCGCTGTCGCTGAAGCGTCAAGCTGAAGAGTCGGCGGCACACCGCTCGATGTACCAGATCATGACCCTGTTGAACGGCGACCCCGACTTCAACATGCCTGCTCTGGCCTCGGTCATCCCCGGTGGCTCCGTGCAAGCGTCTTCGCTGGACCCCGCAGCGACTGGCGGCAAGTTGACCCAAGCGGCCTGGATTAAGTTCCTGTGGCGCAACAACCTGCGCCGCACGATCACTACCGTGGTCACTGACCTGGACGGTGCGCTGGCTATCGAGAATCGTCTGAACCGCCCCACGGTGGACAACGAGAAGGTCAGCTCCAACCGCATCGACACCCTGGACAGCGTGATCAACCCACGTTGGCCTGACAAGGTGGACGTGATCATCACCCAGGACCCCGAGTGGCCCGCCAACACCATCGTGGCTTTCGACAAGCGCTTTGGCTACAACTACATCACTTCGACCGCTGTGGACTACAAGGCCACCGAGGAAGACCTGATTCGTCGTGGCACCAAGATGCGCTTCGACACCGGCTCCATGGTCGAGCGCTTCATGCCCGACGCCTGGGACATCCTGGTTCTGGCATAATCCGTCAATTGGAAATGGGGACCTGGGAGGTCCCCAACTTAGGAGCACAGCATGAGCAACGAAAAAGATACCGGCAAGGTTGCCGACCAAGGTAAGGCCGCTGAGACACAAAATCCAGCGCAAGCTGCGCCAGCACCTTCCAAGAACGACGTGGCGGCTTCGATTTCCGGCCTGCGTTCACCGGATGCGGAACCAGTACCCGGCAAGGACATTGCCGCTGGCGATCTGGTGCGCCCCAACAGCGCAAACGGCATGCTGGACGTGCTGACCCTGAAGGCCTACCCCGGCGGTTCGTGGACCGAGGCAGTACCTTCGGCATGGCTGGATGCCCAGCTGAAGGCTGGCAAGATCGAAGTCAAGAAGGCCTGACAGCCGGACGAGAAAAGGAAAAGGCCCTCACGGGCCTTTTTCTGTTGGGAACGGGCTGGGAGGCTCAGACTTGCGGCGTAGAGCGCTGCGCTCGCGCATCAGCTTCTCCGTGATGGCAGCGCGCACAAAGCGGCTGCGCACCAGATCGTGTTCGGCAAGGTGGTCTTCGAGCACGCGGCGCAAGGGCAGGGGCACCCTCAAGGTTATCGGATTTTCGAGCTTGTTCTTGGTCATGGCAACTCCAACTTGGTCGAAGTGTAACCTGTCCAAGTGACACTTGCAAGCGTGTAACTTAGAATCGCAGCAAAGAGGTGCAACATGCAGATGACAGACTATATCCCTTCGACAAACGACATTCGAGCGCTGCTCGGTGTGTCTGTCAAGGAGCTGAAAGACGAGACAATACTGCTACCAGTTTACGCGGTACAGCTTGAGACACAGCTGGAGAGTCTGTACACTGGCATACCTGATGTGTTCGAGGCTCTGAAAGCTAAGAAGCAGCTTAACGAGACAGACCCAGACAACAACCCTCCACTGACGAAGCTGGAGCGCAAGATATACGGCCTGACCCAGGTCTATTCGTGCTACGCTGCTGCGATGCTACTTGCACCTTCGCTGCCCATCTTCGGCATGCGCAAGATCGGCGACGGCAAGGCAGAGCAAGAGCGCGTGCAGACAGCCTTTGACGAGATCAAGGGCGAGCTGCTGAACGCGATGACTGCCCTGGGCGACGAATTGCTGGAGAAGCTGGAAGAGTACGGAGAAGAGATTCCCACGACTACACCTGTTTTCTACCAGACAGCAGTCGCAGAGCTTGGAACAGACCCTGTGACGGGAGAGTAAGATGGACCTTGCTGTTGCATCTTCGTTCTTTGACAACGACCCTCTGTACGACGCCTACACGGGAGTCTACCTATATGACGGCCAGTTCGCTACCTATGACGGTGCCCAGCTGGACGGCTCGTTCATTCGACGCCGTACCGTGTCGCTGGCACCGGAGCTGGTGCTGCCTGCGCGCCGTGTCGTTACGCTGTACGACGAGCAGTGGGTGCTGTCAGACCCCATCCGTGACGGCTTCCAGGGTCAGGTGATCAGGCAGACCATGTCGGCGCGCAAGTGCCACCACCTGTATAGCATCCTGAACGCCGCCGAGTTGCTGCAGGCCCCGGCCACGCCCAGACAGGCTTATGCGTTCTCTCGTTGGACGAAGAATACGGCAGAAGCTGCGACATCTGAGCTGGAGCCTTATTATGAGTTCAGCTTCGCGCTCAGCGAGACAGACCTCTACGGGAAATTCTTCAAGGTTGGAGACAACATCTGGCACGCGAGAATGGCGTCCGAGGTTGCTGAGGGCTTCATGTTTGTGGAAGCAGACTTGCTGGCTGGTGGAGAAAAGCCTGGAGGACCTGTCACAGTTGAAAGGCCTGGAGTCCGCGACCCTATAACGCTGACCAACTCGCCGAGTACGCAGCACCCAGGCCTGCTCATAGAGCGCTACCAATTCTTCAGAAGGCTTGATCAGGCGCAGCCGCTGAACTACGCTGGCGACAAGACGCTGATCGTGGAAGACATACCAGAATTCGAACACCAAGGCGAAGTTGTGATAGCCGGCGAGACATGGACGGTACTTGCTAGGCAGAAGCTCGAAGGAGGCTACGGCCTGCATATACGGAGAGTGGCATGATAGAGCGCAAAGGTTCCAGAGAACTTGTCGCAAAGATGCGCAAGGACATTGAGAAGCTGAAAGGCTCTGTGACGGCAACGCACCAGAACCTTGTCAAGACGATGTTCTTGGACCTTGTCGCGCATACACCACAGTGGAGTGGTGAACTTGCCCTGCACTGGGGCATTGAATTTCACGGCTCCAAGTCACCTGCGCCTTACTCGATCAAGAATCCCGCATGGCAAGCCCGAGAGAGTGCCAACCGTAGAGACCCCGAGCCTTTTCAGATGGGGTCTGACCCTGCGGTCACTATGACGGTCGCTAGGGAACTTGCGAAGATCAAGGATATTCGCTACAACTCCATTGTCAAGTTCGTGAATAGGATGCCATACGCAGAAGAGGTAGAGCGCGGCGTAGGTCCGTTCGGCAAGCCTATCCGTGATGTCAACCGACTTGCATCTTACGGCGGTGTGGCGATGCTGGGATACCTTGACATGAAGTACAGCAGCAAGAAGTTGATCAAGAAAGCCATCCGATGATAGTCACAAGAGAAGATGTACGTAAAAAGATTGTGACAGCGCTGAAGGCTGTCATGGACACAGACTTCCCTGCCGTGAGGGTGCAGTGGCCTGGGTCGGCTCCGGTGGATGTTTCCACGGACAAGAGCGCCTATGTCAACCTCAAGCTCATTTACATCGACGGTGATGATGTCGGGATTGGTCCAGATGCACCAACACGACTGATGGGCACCATCCAACTTGAATGTTGCTATAAGGAGGGCGATGGACAGGGACTTATTACTGTGAATAATGTGCTGGATGCAGCTACGAGACTCTTCACGAGTAACGACAGCATGTTTCCAGTCAGGACGTACCCTACACGACAGGTAAGCCCGCCAAACGGCCCTCGTGAGGGCTGGCAAGAAGAGGGGCTAGTTACACCCTTCTGGTTTGACACATCAAAGCGCTGAAACCGTAACCTCGAATGCTTGCCCGCTGGTCGGGCAGGCCGTAACCTAGCGAGAACTGGAGAAACCCATGGAACTTGCATCCTCTTCCCGTGGCATCCTGCGGATTGCCCAAGAAACCCTATTCGGTGTTACACCGACAGTGGGAAACCACAAGCTGTTGCCCTTCACGGGCGAGAGTCTGACGTACCAGATCGAGAAGACCGCTTCGGAAGAAATCAATCCGAATCGCGGCGTGTCCGACATGGTGCCCACTACCGCTTCCGCGAGTGGCGGCGTGAATATCGAGTTCAAGGCCACGACCTATGACTACCTGATCGAGGCAGCTCTGCAGGGTGCGTGGGCGGCTGAAGACGTGACTCCGTTGGAGATCACGGCCACAGCTACCGAGCTGAGCATTGCCACTGGAGCCTTCCCTGTGGCGAATCTGGTACGCGGCCAGTTCATCGGCATCTCTTCGCCCGTGGGTGAAAAGAACTACCGCCGACTGCTGCGCATCTCCGATGCTGCCGATGCCATCCAGGCACAGCTGATCAAGCTGGACGCCTCGACGCCTGCGGAGGCCGGTGTGATGACCGGGGTGTACATCCTGGGAAGCCGTCTGCGCAACGGCGTGGAGCGCCGCTCGTACACCATCGAGAAGGAATTCTCGGATGTGGGCGTGTTCCGTGCCTACCGAGGCATGAACGTGTCGAGCATGGCTATCAATGCCGCGCAAGGTGCGCTGACCACTGGCGAGTTCCAGTTCATGGGCCGCGACGGCACCAAGAAGACTGCCGCTACCGTGCTGCCTGGAACGCAGGAAGCTCTTCAAGAGCGCCGCGTGATGACCGGCATGACCGGAACCGTGTGCGGTATCTGGGTGGACAAGCAGCCTCTGACCGGCACTTTCCTGTCGAGCTTGGCTCTGAGCTACGACAACAACCTGCGCCAGCAGAATGCGATGTGCTCTGCAGACGCTAACGGCGTGGCAGGCGCTGTGGGCATCGGCAACGGCAACATCACAACCACCATGAGCGCTGAAATCTACTTCAGCCAGGAAGACACGTTGTACGACCAATTCGTTGACAACGAGAACGTGGAAGTTGCGATGACTGCTTTCGACTCCGAAGGCTACGGCTACGTGTTCACGTACCCCAAGGCGAACATCACCAGCCACGAGACCTCGATTCAGGGCAACAACCAGGACGTGCTTGCTTCCGTGGAGCTGACAGGCTTGCAGATCAACTCCACCGACGCCAAGATCAACGGTGGCGTGCTCTTCGTGGACCGCATCAAATTCCCCTGATGCTCCAGTCCGGCCTTGACAACCGGCACCTTAGGCCCCTTCCGAAAGGAAGGGGCTTTTTTAATGGTCAGACATCGCATACAATCAGCTGGTCTTAACTGGAGCACTACATGAGCAATACTGAAAACCTGATCGACCTCTTTGCGGAATTCGCCGTGGACAAGGACAAGGCTGAGAAGGGCGCACCGCTGGAGATCGGCGGAACCACCTTCAAGGTTGCGAAGATCAACACTGCGGAAGCCTTGGCGTACCGCAATACACGCCTGCAGGAACTGAACGAGAAGTTCCCTGCGGAAGAGCGCAAGGCCGAAAACAAAGCCTGGACTGCAGCCGTGGATGAAGTCTTCATTCGTACACACGCCAAGTTCACGCTGGTTGGGTGGGACAAGCTGAAGTTCAAGGGCCAAGTCATTGAAGGCTACAGCGAAGAGGTGGCCTACGAACTGATGGCTATGGAAGAATTCGCGGAAGTCATTCTGCGATTCGCTGCGAATCGCAAGAACTACTCCGTGATGACGGAGGAAGAGGCAAAAAACTAATAGAGCACTTCAAGTTTAACCTTGGGTGGGACGAAGAGGGGCATCAGAAGATAGTCTCTATTCGGAAAAAGATGGGCCTGCCACTACCGGAAAGGCCTAAACCGCCCAGGTTAAACGACGAAGTGTCTCTGCTGTTGCCTTGGTTTTACGAGATCGCGCCTGAGCGTGATTACTCTTTCGGGGAGTTCGGAGCAATACCACACAACCTGAAAGAGCGGCACATCAGGCCATTCTACCGGCTGCTTCATGCGTACAAGATGATGCCTTACGAAGAGTTCCTGGGCCTGATACGAAACATGGACAGGTGCTGGCAGAAGGCAAAATCGCTGGTTGACCTCGAAAAAGCAGAAAAGGCCCCGAAAAAGGACGGCAAGGGCAAAAACCCGGCTCGCCCTAAACGCCGATAGCCTGTAAAATCCCCGCTTAGCGGGGATTTTTTATTGGAGCGGAGATGCTAGAGTACACCGTCAAGGCAGCAGGCGTAGAAGACATCGAGAGGTTGGCTAAGGCAGTAGACAACCTTGAAGGTGTACTGTCGTCTGCGAAAGGCTCCGGGAGGTCTCTTGAAGAAGTACGAAAGATCATTGTTGGTCTAAAGGGCCAAGGTTCCGTATTCCAGGAACTGGCAAAGTCTATCCGTGAGATAGACCCTGCGATAAACAAGATGGTCCAGGGGTTCCAAGGTATGGGAACCCAGGTGGTTCAGACCATCAAGAGCGAACTCCAGATGACGCGAGCTGTGCTGCAGACCGAACTGCGCACACTCGCTATGGGAGTAGGCTCTCCACTTGAAAAGCAGCTTTCCAAGGAAATAGGCTCCGCTATCGAGGACGGCACACGCTCTGGAGTATCGAAGGCGAAGGGTGCAGCCGCTAAGGCGCGGGCAGAGATGACCGCAGCCTATGAGATGCTTGTCGGTGGTGACGGACTCAAGCAGCTGAATACGGTAGAACTTGCAGAGGTAGAGACACTTCGCAAGGCCGGTGCGCAAATATCCGCTTACCACGCAAATGCGCTGAAGGACAGGTCTGCCTATATCGCCGAGCGTGAAGCACTTGAAAGCCGGATGGCTGCAGAGGACAGGTCTCGGACAGAAAAACAACTTGCTGCGGATAGGCAGTTCAGTGCAGCCCAAGAGAAGCTTGCACTGCAACAACTCTCTGCAAAGGAGAAACAGCTCTCTGCAGACAGGCAGTTCAGCGCTGCCCAGGAAAAGTTAGCACAGCAACAGGTCGCTGCAAAGGAAAAGCAGCTAACTGTGGATAGGCAGTTCGTTTCGGCGCAAGACAGAGCAGCAGAACAGCAGATCGCTGCAAAGGAAAAACAGCTGACTGTAGACAGGCAGTTCAGCGCAGCGCAAGAGCGGGCTGTACAGCAAGAACTCTCTGCGAAGGAAAAACAACTTGCTGTAGACAGGCAGTTCAGTGCAGCCCAAGAGAAACTTGCGTTGCAAAAACTCGCTGCGAAGGAAAAACAACTTGCTGCAGACAGGGCGTTTGAGTCCGCCCAGGAAAAGTTAGCACAACAGCAGGTAGCTGCGAAGGAAAAACAACTTGCTGCGGATAGGCAGTTTAGCGCTGCGCAAGAGAAACTCGCGCTGCAACAACTCGCTGCGAAGGAAAAACAACTTGCTGCAGACAGGGCGTTTGAGTCCGCGAAGGCTGCAATGCGAGAGGCTGCAATGCGCTCTCAGCAGAAAGCTGAAGAGCGACAGCTTGCGATGCAGAGGCAGTTCATTAAGGAACAGGAACGCCTAGAGAGGCAGAGAGCTACGGCTGGTACAACAGCCATGGCAAGCCCTGCTGGAGTGTACTCGTTCATATCTACAAGGGAACTTGGAGGAACGCAGAGCCAGATACGAGCTTACACTAAGTCGCTTGAGGAAACATCCAAGACTTCGAAGGCGGTTACAGCAAGCTCTATAGGTCTCGATGCCAGCTTCAAGCAACTGGCATTCTCCGGCAACGATGTCCACTCCATGGCACGAGGCTTGGCATCGGGCTTCAATCTGCTGTGGCTGACCTGGGGCAATCTGGCCCCTCTGTTCGCTGGCGCGGCAATCTCCAACGGCTTCATGCAGACTGCCAAGGCAGGTATGGAGATCGCACACACGCTGGAGATTATCGAGCGACTGGGCGAGAATACCGGCTCGGAGATGGTGGCTCTGACTGATCGCATGATCGAACTGGGCTACAACGGCCCTCGCGGTCCCAAGGAAATCTCCGAAGCCTTCAAGGTGCTGAGCCTTGCCGGTCTGAAGGCTAATGATGTACTGGCCGTTACTCAGACAGTGCTGGACTTCAGTACCGCCGGTACTACCGATCTGCAGACTGCAGCTGACGTGCTGGTGTCCGTGACTACAGCCTTCGGCACAGGTGCTGCAGGTTTCGAGCGCTCTGCGGACATCATCGCTCGTGCAGCGGCAGACTCCAAGGCTAGTGTCGAGTCGTTCGGCGAAGCCATGAAGACTGCCTCGGTGGTTGGCGAGCAGTATGGCGCTACGCAGGAAGATGTTGCGCTGCAGATTCAGTACCTTGCACAGCTGGGTATTCAAGGCTCCGCAGCTGGTACTGCTATCCGTAACATGTATGCGGATATTACTGGTCGCAGCGGGCAGGTCACGAAGATTCTGAAGTCTCTGAACTTGGACTTCAAGGATGCCACCGGCAGTGTCGTACCTCTGACCGAGCAGATGCGACTGCTGTCAGGTGTTCTTTCGCAGTACGACGCCAAGTCGCAAGGCAATCTGCTGCAGGCCATCTTCGGTGAGCGTGGTGCTAAGTCTGCCGTGGCTTCTCTGCAGGCCTACCAGACAGCAGCCAAGGACAGCTCCAGGTTCTCGAACAAGTTGGAGGAAGACCTTGCACGAGTGGGTGCTGCTGGCGGCGAAGCTGCTATCAACGCCGCCCACCTCGGACAGACTACACAGAAGGCTTTTGAGGCAGCAGGCGCTACCTTCAGGACTACCATGTTTGCGGCGTTCCAAGAGATGGAGCCGCAGCTTTACCTGATGGCGAATGCTTTCAGGGAAGCATTCGCCTCCGACGAAGCACGACAAGGTCTGATTACGCTGACCAGTACCGTCGCTGACTTGGGCGTTGCCCTGGCCGAAAATCTGACGCCTTTGGCGCACCTTGCCATGGCCTGGGGCGCTTTCCGGCTCACTGCCGGTGCAGTTACAGGTGCGCTGGCAGTGACCTCGGCGGGCCTGGGCCAGTACGTGAGCATGAAGGTCGCTGCCACAGCAGCAACGGTCGCGCAGACAGCAGCAGAGCGCCGCTATGCCGCCGCCGTGGCGGAAGCGGGCGTAGCCACTGCTGCAGCTGGAGCAGCTACCGCAGGTAGGCTGGCTACCCTTTCACGCCTCATTCCTGTCGTGGGGAATGTGGTCGCCATCGGCAGTGCTGCGTGGATGCTTTACAGCGCTTACGTAGACAAGGCCGGTAAGAGTGCAGAGGACTACTACACTACCAAGACTGACAATATCATCGAGGCACTGGAGAAAGAGAATAAGCACCTCGAAGCTGTAAACAGGGAGCGCCTGACAGGTATCGGACTTGCAGAAGCCGAGGCCAGGGTGAAGGCCGCTAACGCCTCTGCAGATATCAAGGGCAGCTACGCAGACCCTATTACGAAGCAAGAAGATATTGTTAACCCTCTGCGCGCCAAGTACGAAAGTTTCAACAGTTTTGACAAGGCAGCGGCCAACTCTATACTCATGAAGCTTAGGCCTGAAGAGGAAAAGCTCAACAACCTATACAAAGAACGTGACAAGCAACTGAAACGTCTGAATGCTGCCGAAGAAGAGCGCAGGAAGAATGCTGACGATGCATTCAAGATTTCCCTGGCAGAAGCACAACTTGCGAAGCAGAGCGCGAACGAGCTGGTGACAGGTACGAAGCAATGGAACCTTGCCGACTTCCAAGGCGAAGGTCGCGGCCCTCGCGGCCCCTCCAAGGCGCAGCAATACTACGACCAAGAGTTCGAAGCCTTCAAGAAGGTTTCTGATGCTGAGAAGCAGATCGTGACTACGCTGTATGACCAGCGTAAGATCGACGCCGAGGCTTACTACGACTGGCTGCAGTTTAAGTCACAAGAGACTTACCGCATGGAGCGTGAAGCGCTCAGCAACAAGATCAGTGAACTTGCAGGGGACCCCAAGTCTATCAAGGCGTACAAGGAAGCGCAGACGAATCTGCAAGTGCTTGACATCAAGTACACAGCCGAAGCACTCAAGCTGGAGCAAGAACGCAACAAGGCTATCGAAGAGCGCCTTACACCTATGCAGCAGATCATGTCTGCAGGTAACGAGCGTCTGCGAAAAGCTACTACTCCCAACGCTGACCTGATCGGTATTGAGCGCGGCGGCCAGTTCGCGCAAGATGCCGCAGAGCGAGTACGCATCGACAACAGCTACGCTGATATGCGACTCGAAGTCGAGAAGCGCTACAACCGTGAAGTTGTAGGCCTCTCGGAAGAGGGTGTAGCACTGCGTCAAGCTGTAAGGGACCAAGAACTTGCACAGATTCAAGACTTCGCTGATAAAGAGTACGCGATCTACCAGCAGAACGAGGCCAAGAAGCAACTTGCACGGGACAGCTACAGCAACGGTGTCCGCAGGTCTTACGAAGACTACATGAAGTCTGTTACCGACTACGCGAGTCACGCCGCTACTGCTACGACATCTGTCCTGCGGTCGATGGAAGATTCTTTTGTGAACTTCGTGAAGACAGGTAAGTTTGGCTGGGAGTCTCTGGCAGATGTGGCTATCGAGCAACTTGCCAGGATTGCTGCGCAGCAAACGATGTCGGGCCTTGGCGGGCTGCTGGGCACCATCGGCGAGGGTGTCATGAGCTTTTTCGCCAACGCGAAAGGCGGCGTGTACGACAGCCCAAGCCTTTCGCGCTACAGCAATCAGGTACACTCAACACCTAAGCTGTTCGCGTTTGCCAAGGGCGCTGGCGTGTTCGGCGAGGCTGGGCCAGAGGCCATCATGCCGCTGACCCGAGGCCCTGACGGCAACCTGGGTGTTCGCACCTACGGCAGCGGTGGCAGCACAGGCGGAGGCGGCGGAGATGTCTACATCTACATGACCACTACTGTCACGGCTGAAGGTGCTCAGACAGCTACAACTACTTCCGGCGGTAACGACACTGGAAGTAAGGCAGTTGCCCAAGCCCTGAATGCCAAGATGCGAGAAACAATTGCCCGTGAGACCATGCAGGGCGGACTGATTTGGGGACTTGTAAATGGCCGTTGAAACTTTTAACTGGTGCCCTATTCCGGGTGCGAGTGTTGACTACGAATTTTCCGTAATCACTGCAGGACTCGGGGATGGGTACGAGCAGGAAGCTGCTCAAGGTATCAACAACGTCAGGCAGGTGTGGACACTGAGCTTCGACGGTGATGCTGCGCGTGTCAAGGCTATTACCGATTTCGTGCTACGTCACCAAGGGTTCAAGCACTTCTTGTGGACTCCGCCCGGAGAAACTGCACCGCTGAAGTTCAAAGCTAAGACGCCCAAGAGGACTCTCAACGGCGGATACCAGACGCTCTCTCTAACCTTTAGACAACACTTCGGACCATGATTACAGCAGACGTACAACAACTGGAGGTAGGCAGCGAGATAAGGCTGTATGTCCTTGACATGAGCATTCTCGGTGCAGGAATTCTGAGGTTCCACGGACACCTTGAAGACGGCCCTATCATTTGGAAGGGCGAAAGCTATGAGCCTTGGGCTATCTCAGGTGAAGGCTTCGAAGTGTCTGGTACAGGTCAGGCACCGCAACCCAAGCTCGTGGTAGGCAATATCGGGCGTGATGCGGAAGGCAATCCTCTGCCCAACGTCATATCGGCCATGTGCGAGGCACTGCAAGACTTGGTCGGCACTACGGTATACCGCATCAGCACGTACAAGAAGTACCTTGACGCCGCTAACTTCCCGGAAGGGAATCCTTCTGCAGACCCAACACAAGAGTTCATGGACTCGTGGATTGTGTCTCGAAAGTCTGAATCTCTGCAAGAGACAGTGACTTTCCAGCTGAAGTCCCCTATGGATTACAGAAGCAAGAAGCTTCCAGGGAGGCAAGTTGTTGCTGATGTGTGCCAGTGGATAGAGATCAGCGGATACCGTGGACCTGATTGCGGCTATACAGGCCCGATGTACGACATCAACGACAATCCGACTGCAGACCCTGTCAGAGATACATGCGCCGGATACCTGTCAAGTTGCAAACGCCGCTACGGAGAAAATTCTGAGCTGCCGATTGGCTGCTTCCCTGCCGCAGACCGTGTGCGAGGTTACTGATGCTGTACGAAAAGACAAGAGAGGCGATCATATCCCACGGAATACGAGAGTATCCGAGGGAAGCCTGCGGATACGTTGTCGCAGAAAACGGTAAAGAGAAGTATATCGAGTGCAAGAACATGTCTCCTAAACCTGGGGATAACTTCGCGGTATCAATCGAAGAGTCTCAGGCTATCGAGGACAAGTACCAAGTCCTTGCATTTGTCCATACCCACCCAGACCACGACGCAGTACCTTCTGAAGCTGACAAGGTTGCGTGTGAAGAAAGCTGTATGCCTTGGGTGATTGTGTCTATCCGTGATGGAGCTTACGCAGGCGAGTGCATGCTTGAGCCGACAGGCTGGAAAGCGCCTCTTGTCGGAAGGCAGTTCTTTCACGGAGTGCTTGACTGCTACACAATTATACGGGACTGGTACTACCGAGATGCTGGAATCATACTACCAGACTTCGAAAGGGAAGATGACTGGTGGAAAAAGGATGGCGTGAATCTCTATGTAGATAACTTCAAGAAAGCAGGTTTTGAATCCGTGGGGCAGTACCCTGCTGAGTACAGAGTCGGTGACGTGATTCTGATGAATTGTAGGTCTGATAGGGCTAACCATGCTGGAGTGTTTCTTGGGAATACCGTACCAAAGGAGAGTCCAGAACTTCATAAGGTGCCAAACAGTATGCTGCATCACATGTATGGACGCTTGTCAGACAGAGTGGTGTACGGCGGGTATTGGCTTGAGATAACTACTGACGTGTTGCGACACAAGGACTACAAAGCATGACATACACAGAACAACCTCTGACAACAGTTCGCCTATACGGCAAACTGGGCGCACGCTTTGGGCGGGTGCATAAGATTGCCGTAGCAAATTGCTCGGAAGCCGTCACCTTTCTCGCGGCCATGATTCCTGGCTTGGAGAAGTACATGCTTGAAAGCGAGTCCAAAGGTGTCAAGTACGCGGCTTTCTACGGTACTAAGAACCTGTCCGAAAAAGAACTCCTTATGCCGAACCTTGGCAAGGATATTCGAATTGCACCTGTCATGGCTGGTGCGAAAAGCGGTGCATTCACATTCATACTGGGAGCTGCACTGTTTTTCGTAGCCCCGTACCTTGCACCAGTCATCGGTAACGTCGCTGGTGCAATCGGACTTGATGCTCTTGGCGTGATGATCTCTGCGCAGTCAGCACTTGTCGGTATTGGAGCAGGCCTGATGCTGAGCGGCGCGGTGCAGCTTATATCGCCACAGCAAAAAGGTATCTCGACAAAGGATGGTCCAGACAACGGAGCGTCGTATAATTTCAACGGTCCAGTGAACACAACCGCCCAGGGCAACTGCGTTCCCCTGCTGTACGGCGAGTGCTGGATTGGGTCGGCAACCATCAGTGCGGCACTAATTTCGGAAGATAAGCAATGAATACCGTGGTCGAGAATTATAAGGGTGGGTTTCGTATTGTAGGCAGCAAGGGCAAGGGAGGCGGTGGAGGCCGCGCACCTGTGGAAGCCCGAGACAGTCTGCACAGCGTTACCTACGCTGCGGTCCTCGACTTGCTGTCGGAAGGCGAGATTGAGGGTCCTGTAGACGGCCTCAAGAACGTGCTTCTCGACGGAACTCCGGTAGAGAATGCTGACGGTACTCTGAACTTCAGCGACGTTACAATTGACTACCGAAGCGGTACGGTAGATCAAGACTATATCAAAGGCTTCCCAACTGTGGAAGCTACGACAGTCATCGGTGTAGAGCTGAAACACGGAACTCCGTGGGTTCGAAGTGTTACCAATAAGGAGCTTTCGGCGGTACGTATTACACTCGGCACCAATGGTCTGAGCAAGGCCAATACTTCGAATGGTGACATTTCTGGCTACACGGTAGCCTACCTGATCGAACTACAGACTGATGGCGGTGCGTGGGAGACTGTTATTGACAGTTCTTTGACAGGTAAGACAACCTCGACCTATCGAAGGACACACCGAATCGACTTGCCGAAGGCCACGACAGGCTGGATGGTCCGTGTGACAAGGACCACGCCTGATGCGAACAGTTCTACCATCGCCGATGGTACGTTGATCGACAACTTTGCCGAAGTCATCGACGCAAAGCTGCGCTACCCCAACAGTGCCTTGATGGGTATCCGGGTCGATGCCCAGCAATTCCGTAGCGTACCTACACGCGCATCCAGGATGCGCGGACGCCGCGTGCGTGTCCCTGTGAACTACGACCCAGTGGCACGTACCTACACAGGTGTGTGGAACGGACAATTCAAGATCGCTTACACGAACAACCCTGCGTGGGTGTTCTATGACCTTGCTACGCACAAGCGTTACGGACTTGGTAAGCTGGTCAATGAGAGTCTGCTGAACAAGGGTGCGCTGTACCAGATCGGAGCGTATTGCGACGAACTTGTTTCGGACGGCAAGGGTGGTGTCGAACCGCGATTCACTTGCAACGTCTACCTGCAGAAGGATGCAGACGCATACAAGGTTTTGCAGGACTTGGTCAGCATATTCCGAGGCATGACCTACTGGTCTAGCTCGGCCATCGAGACAGTCGCTGACATGCCTCGTGACCCTGTCTACAACTACAATCAGACGAATGTGGTTGGCGGAAGGTTCTCGTACTCTGGCACGGATATAGAGCAGCGCTACACGGTGGCCGTGGTGTCTTACAACGACATGACCGATCTGGGCCGGCAGAAGATTGCCTATGTCCAAGATGCTGAAGGTATTCGCCGCTACGGTGTCAACAAGGTTGAGATTACAGCTTTCGGATGCACCAGCGAGGCTCAGGCCCAGCGTATGGGTCAGTGGGCCTTGATGTCTTCCAAGTTTGAGACTCAGACTGTGGTCTTTACTGTGGACAGGTCCGGCCAACTTGTCACTCCAGGCAAGATCGTGAAGATCATGGACTCCGCTTTCGCAGGAAAGCGCCTGGGGGGTCGTATAGTCTCTGCAACAGAGAACAGTATTGTACTTGACAAGCCAGTTGACGTGGTAATTGGGGATGTCGTTACAGTCAACTTGCCTAGCGGTATCGCAGCATCCCGCTACATCCAGTCTACCACGACAGTAGACGGGGTGCAGACCATTGTTGCAGACGCAGGTTTCGGTGCCACACCTGTGCCTGGAGCTAACTGGTGTGTAGATACCGACGAAGTGGCTTCCAGAGAGTTTTCTATACTTTCTGTAAAGGACAATGGCGACGGAACATTCGCAGTAACAGCGCTGCAGCATGAGCGCCAAAAGTTTGCGTTCATCGACAATGGCACCAAGGTCGACCCCAAGCCGGTGACGATCATCCCTCCAGGCGTGCAGGCTGCGCCTGCGAGCATCACTATTCAGCCAGAAGACAGGGTCGCGGCTGACGGAACAGCCAGCGTAACTATTACCCTTTCCTGGCCCTCTGTAGAGAACGCAGTCAGGTACGGTGTAGAGTGGAACCGCTCCAACGCTGGTTGGGTACGTATGCCCACTACTCAGCTGCGAGAAGTGGAAGTCAACAACGTATTCGCTGGAGACTACGTTGCGCGAGTACGCGCCATATCGGCAAGAGATATACCGTCCGTGTGGACAGAAAGTGCCGTTACGACTATCACTGTCAACGCGAAGCCGCCGCGCAACTACGACATTTTCACGGTACAGGAACTTCCTGGAGGTGTTCGAAGGTTCAACTTCGAGTACACAACTATGGACCCTCCACCGGACCTTGCCGGTGCAGAGATTCGCTACCTTATCGGGCATCCAGAGACCTTTACCTGGGAGGACATGACACCTCTGGACGCAGGTTACTACACCAGCGCGTTCAACACTACGCAGCCTGAAGCTGGCACTTGGACATTCGCCTGCCGTGCGAGGAACCGCAGCGGCAAGCTCTCTGAAGGTATGCTGGTTCGTCAAGTCATACTTGAAGAGAACTTCAACCAAGAACGTGTACCTGACCTCACACCTCCACCCGAGCCTACAGGCTTTGCTGGTTTCGTAGGGCTGTCCGTTGCTACACTGTACACTGACTTGCCTGCCTACACGGTCGGCCATGGTCACAAGACGACAAAGTTCTACTATGCGGAGGTTGTGCAGGGCCAGCCACTGCCTACCTTTTCGAGCGCAACACTTGCTGCGGAGACCCCAGGTACACACGGCACGGCAACCGTCGAGATAGGCAAGACGTACCTGTTCTGGGCAACTTGGACAAGCGTTGACGGCATAGAGTCCGCGCACACAGCTACTCCAGTGACCATCGCTGCTGGTAAGGTTGGCGATGCAGACCTGTCTGACGATCTCGACCTTGCAGCGAAGCTGGCAGATGGGTCTATCAGCGGCTCTAAACTTGCTGCAGAGGCTATCGACGCCACCAAGTTTGCGAACAGCATCCAGCCTGTGACAATTTGGACAGGCAGTTCGCTACCAGCTACAAAGACAACCGACAATCTTACGTGGGAAGGAAAGCTCTACACATGGGACGGTACGACTTATGTGCTGCCCCCAGCTGGAGAGTTGGCTGACGGCTCTGTTACAGCGCAAAAGATCGCGGCTGGGGCTGTTGATGCGGCAAAGATTGCTGCAGGTGTGGAGCTTGTAAAGATTTGGTCGGGTGGGTCTCTGCCTACGACTAGCCAGGGGTCTGTGCTGTCGTGGAACGGTAAGCTTTATCGCTGGGACGGCACAAAGTATTCCGCTGAAGTAGCCACAGCAGACTTGACAGGTCAGATCGACAGCACGAAGCTGGCTGACAACGCAGTGACCGTGTCGAAGATTGCTGCTGGTGCAGTTGAAGCTGGGAAGTTGGCTACGAATGCTGTTACGTCTGACAAGATCGCTGCAGGCGCTGTGAATGTTGCAAAGTTTGCCAGCGGCATCGAGCCTGTGACGGTCGTTTCCGGCTCCACCTTGCCTACGGTAAAGACTACCGAAACGATCACGTTCCAGGGCAAGCTGTACCGCTGGAGCGGCACCGCGTACACCTCTGCAGTTCCCACAGCAGACCTGACAGGTACGATCAGCTCGGGCCAGATCGCTGCAGGTGCAGTTGACGCTACGAAGTTTGCAAGTTCTATCGAGCCTGTGACTCTGGCAACTGGTGCGTCCCTGCCGACCACCAAGACAACTACCGTCATCAGCTGGAACGGCAAGCTCTACCGTTGGGACGGTACTAAGTACACTGCTGAAGTAGTTGTGGGTGACATCGTAGGTCAGATCGCTGCGACTCAGATCGCTGACAATGCGATCACGACACCTAAGCTGGCAGCTAATGCTGTCGTTGCTGGCAAGATTGCCGCCAATGCTGTGACAGCTGGCACCGTGGCTGCGGACGCTATCACCGCTGGCAAGATTGCAGCCGGTGCGGTGAACACCCGTGAACTTGCCGCAGGGTCGGTTACTGCAGGCAAGTTGGTTGTAACGGCTACCGACACCGTGAACGTCGATCCGTTCTTCCAGGACGCTGACATGTGGGCCAACGCCAACTTTACACGCAAGGTTGTCGAAGGTGCTCCCGGACCTAACGTGCTGGCGACCTCTATCGCCACAAGCATGCAGGTTCCTGCAGCGTACATGACACCCATCGACACTAGCAAGACATACCTGTTTGAGACATGGTTCATTGCTACAGCCGCGCAGACAAACCGTGCTTTCGCGTCAATCCGGTTCTACGACGCTAACGGCGCGCTGCTGACAGGGGCTGACGCTCCGAACCCCGGCGCTGGATGGCCTGGGACAAACGCATCCTCCGGTAACTTCTACTTCCCAGCAGTCAGCGCGGTAACGCCTACGACTTGGACGCGCACGGCTCTGACTGTCGGCCCGAACGGTGTTGCCCAGTTCCCTCCAAAGGCTGCCTACTTTACCGCTGGTGCGTACCTGAACTACGGGAGCGCAGCTCCGATTGTAGAGTCCCAGTGGGGAGGCTTCCGCGTCACTGAGATGGCTCGCGGGGAATTGATCGTTGACGGTGCAGTGACCGCTGACAAGGTTGCTGCCAATGCCATCACGGCAAACTCCATCGCAGCCGGAGCAGTGACTGCTGGCAAGATTGCTGCGAATGCCGTGACAGCGAATGAGATAGCCGCAAACTCTGTTACGACTGCGAAGATCGCTGCTGGTGCAGTGACTGCTGCAGAGATCGCTGCAAGGGCGATTACTGCCGACAAACTTGTAATCAGCTCTACCACGAACCTGATTCCTGATACTGCCGACTGGAATATCGCAGGTAACGCGACTTCCTGGTTAGCGGCTGGGTTTGGGCGCAATACTGTTGACCCCTCTGTATGGCTGCAGCACAAGACCATCACTACACTTTTTACTACTTTTGAAATACAGAAAGGCTCCACGTATCTGTTCAACGTGGACCTCAAGTCTCAGACAGCGAACTCAAGTCAGGTGTTTGAACTTGTAGATGTTAATGGAAATCAGTTTGCTACCCGGCTATTCATCGGCAACTTCGTGGTCCCGTCTGCGAATGTGTTCGCTTCGTACTCTGCCACGCTTACTGCACCAGCAAGCGTAGTAGTTCGCCTCAAGGTGTTTGCACAGGACAATCAATCTACTAACGTAGGCGGCTATCTGTGGATTCGTAACCCTGTACTGCGCCCGATGGCGGCAGGGGAACTTATCGTTGACGGAGCCGTAACCGCCGCGAAGATTGCCGCTAACACGATCACCGCTACTCACATTGCAGCAGGCACGATCACAGCGACAGAACTCGGCGCTAACTCCGTGACAGCAGGCAAGATCGCTGCTGGCTCTGTCACTGCTACTGAACTTGCCTCCAACTCGGTGACGGCTACCCAACTTGCTGCGAACTCCGTTGTAGCAGGCAAGATCGCTGCTAATGCAATTACTGCAGGCACAATCGCGGCAAACGCCGTGACTACTGCTACGATTGCTGCCGGTGCTGTGACCGCTACGGAACTTGCTGCAGGTTCCGTTGTGGCGTCTAAGATGGTCCTTTCTGACACGTCGAATGCGTATCCTGACTTCGACATGCAGGACGACAGTGGATACTCTTCGACCACCTCATTCAGCTTCGCCAGCGCTAACTCTTCGTTCGGGGGCCGCCGTGTGATACTTATCCCGGCTTCTTCTGCGGCAACTGCTGATGCTACCGTTTGGGCTTACCCAGCAATGGGTTTCCAGGTCGAACCGAATAGCCAGTACCTTGTGTCTATGCAGTCTGCTAGACAGGCGGCTTCTGCGGCAACCCTGCAGATCGTTACGAGACTCGGGTCTAAGACAAGCAACTCTGCCGTAACCTGGGATGCCGAGGTTGTGCAAAATAGCGACACGGCAGCCTCGGCAGGTGTCTATAAGACCTTCGAGATCGCGACAGGCACCCGCCAGCGCATGCAGATCGGTTTCCGACTGCTGTCTGGTGCGGCTACTGGTGGCTACTTCGGCTCTATTACTGTTCGCAGGATGAATGGTGCGAACTTGATCGTTGACGGCGCTATTACAGCAGGCAAGATTGCAGCAAATGCTGTAACTGCTACAGCTATCGCTGCTAATGCAGTCACCGCTGGCGCAATCGCAGCTAACGCAGTCACCGCAGGCAAGATCGCAGCTAACGCAGTCACCGCTGGTACGATTGCCGCAGGCGCTGTAAGCGCAGATCAGATCGCAGCTAACGCCATTACTGCAAGCAAGCTTGTCGTTGCTGACCGCAGCAACATGCTTTCGGATACCGAGTTCAAGGACTTGGTGTATTGGTACACTAATATGGTAACGTCTACGGACGCCGCTGCAGTGGCTGCACTCAATTGCAGCCCTGTAATGGCTAACGTGGCTGGCAGCACGTCTAACACGGAACTTTACAACCGCGCTAAAGAATACTTTATGAGCGTGGAGCCTGGGAGGGCCTACAGAGTAACTATAGATGTCTATATCGCTGCTGGCTGGAACGGTCGTGGACAGTTAAACCTTCAAGGTTACACCTCGAACGGCTCTACAGGTACAACATCTGTAAATGCTTACACCACCGATTACCGTACCACACCTGCGGCAGCTGCCACTACGGTGTCCTTGGAGTTCGACTACACAGCCACTGCTACTACCGCATTTGTGAGGTTCCGATTCCTTGCGGTTTATACCAATGCTGCTGCAGCAGGTCTGTTTATAGGCAACCCTCGTGTACGTCTGAAGCAAGACTCCGCGCTGATTGTTGACGGTGCCATTACCGCCAACAAGATCGCTGCCAATGCCATTGCTGTAGGCACTGCTGCTATTCAAGATGGTGCGATTGTCAATGCGCATATAGGGAATCTGTCAGCTGACAAGATCAACGCTGGCACGTTGAACGCTGCGCGCATCGGCGCAGGTAGCATCGACGTGACCAAACTTGCGGCGAACTCTGTCACGGCTACCCAACTCGCAGCGAATGCCGTGACAGCAGACAAGGTGAGCGCTGGTGCTATCACGGTAGACAAACTTGCGGCGAACTCTGTGACTGCTGTCAAGATAGCTGCCAGCACTATTACCGCTGACAAGCTTAGCGTTACAACCTTGTCTGCTATTGCGGCCAACATGGGCACCGTGACAGCTGGCCGGATTCAGAATGCGGCAAACACTTCGTACTGGAACCTTAGTGCGACAGGCGCTACTACCATGTTTAAGCTGGGTAACGACCTTACCTACGACGAGACTAATGGTCTGCAGCTGAACAAACTTAATGTTATCGGTGAAGCTCAACTAGCTCCGGGAAGTATCACTGAGGTATTTGAGTATGGAGACTCTGCAACATACACCATATGGAGAAACAACACTTTCAACGTGATACGGACTATACCTGTGTCAGAATACCAGGTCTCTATACTTGAAGTGTCTGGGCTGTTTAAGTTCTTGCTAAATGTTTCACAGACTGGTGTTGCCCAACTTAAAGTCTCAGTTTACAGACGTTCTGGAGGTACAGTTAGTTACACTTTGGACCTAGGGGCAACAACTTCAGGCAGCACTGAACTCTCATTCAGGCTTGACCCTCTTATACTGCCAGGAAAGGCTTATCAGGTTGAGCTTTCTGTAAGAAGTACAGCTGATAGCCCCCCAGACGCAGCATACAGGTACGTGAGAAATGTGAGTATTACTTTAAACTCTATCAAACGCTAAGGAGCACCGAATGCCTATCTCTAAAAACTTCATGACCGGAAACGGCCTCTCGACCTTCCACCGGGTAGCTAAGGCCTCCCTCAAGCCGGAAGGCTTGGGGCTGGAAGTCAGGTCTTACCCTGACGAGTCGAAAGGCACTGACGCCTTCCTGCTCTGGCAGGAATATCCCAAGCTGCCAGTTACTGCGCTGGACGTGAATGACCCTTACGGCTCGCTCGAAAGGGCTTTGACCGTGACCGAGGGCAACCCCTTCTTCGGCGGAACTTATCTGCCCGAGAAGGTCGAAGGCGACCTCGAAAGCCTGAAGGCGCGCAAGTGGGCCGAGATAAAGGCTGCGAGGGATACTCAAGAGTCAGCAGGCTTTACCGTCGAAGGTATTGGAACATTCGACAGTGACAGCGAAAGCCGAAGCCGAATCACAGGCACTGCTATTGCCGCGAAAATCGCCAAAGACGCCGGTCAACCGTTCAGTGTAGAGTGGACACTTGCAGACAACACTGCCGTGGTGCTCGATGCTGATCAGGTGATCACAGTGGGCTTTGCCATGCTGACACACATCACCTCCACCCATGAAAAAGGTCGTGTACTGAGGGCGCAGATTGACGCCGCGCAGACCGCCGAAGAAGTCGAAGCAATTACTTGGTAAGGAACCATCATGCAAATTCAACCAGACATGCACAACATCCTGAACGCGAACAAGGGCAACACCTTGACCGACGCTCTGGTCCTGGGACTTGCTTCGAGCATCCAGCATGTGATGAACGAGGTGGCAAGGCAGGCCTACGAGGCTGGCAGGAAAGAAGCCTTGGATGCTGCAGCTCCGGTCGAAAAAGTGCAGGCCGAAGCCGTCAACTAGGCTACAGCAGCGCAGATTGACAGATAGAAAGCGGGGTAGGTCTTGGCCTACCCCGCTTTGCGTTGATAGAATGCAACTATTTGTGTAGAGGATGAAAGTGTGAACAACCTCGACCCTGTAAGCGTTACGGTGGCTCTGTTTGCGACATTGCTGAGTCCAGCACTTGCCGCTATCATCGGGCCTTACGCAGTCATACTGATTGCCTCCACGGTCGGCGCAGCCTGGGCGCTTGGCCGCAGGGACCCATCGGCGAAGCTCGGTGCTATCGCCTACTTCCTGCGGCTGAATGCCACCGCTGCCGTGGTGACGGTCGGTATTGCCAGCATCGCCGGGAAGTGGTTGGGCCACGAAGACCCAACATGGATGCTGGCCCCTATCGCCCTGGTGGTGGGTGGAGTCGGCGACGATTGGCCCAAACTTGTTTCCTGGCTCGGGCGTCTGGTAATCGAAAGAAAGCTGGGCAAGAGCAACGATAGCGGAGATGGCGCATGACATACGGCCCAGAGACCATTGTGACGATCACAAACTTTGTCGTCTGCGTGGGGATATTCTGGGCCTGTATCTGCAGGCTCAACTCCCCGGTCAGCAAGCACTACCTTCGGGTACGCGCACGCTACACCTTGCTACTTGCCGGAGCGCTGATCTCCGGCTTCCAGACTGTACTGTTGGGTGAGCGACCAACGACAGCAGGTGTGGTACTTGCAAGCGTCATTCTTGTCGGATTGATCTTGAATATCAACCGCTGGTCAATGTTCAACGGTACGGAGCGTAGGGATGAAAATCAATAAGCTGGAAAAGTTCACTGTCGAAGGTATCAACCCAGCACTTGAGTTGCTGGGTCCTGCTTTTGACAGCAAAGAGGCACGGGTCATGATCTTGGCTATTGCCCTTCAAGAGTCCAATCTTGAGCATCGCCGCCAACTTGTCGGCAAGCCTCCGAAGCCTACAGGCCCTGCAAAGTCGTTCCTGCAAGGTGAGCAAGGTGGCGGCATGGTTGCCGGTGTACGTACACATCCCGCTACCAAGAAGCACGCTGCCAAGCTCTACGACGAGCGCGGCGTACCTGCAAGCAACTCCGCGATCTGGAACGCCATCGAGAACGATGATGTGCTTGCTGCAGGCCTGGGCAGGCTGCTGCTCTACAGCGACCCTGCTCCGCTACCAAAACTCGGTAAGGTAGAAGAAGCTTGGAACTACTACCTGCGCACTTGGCGTCCTGGTGCCTACACGAACGGTACTCCGGCTCAACGTGCTGAGCTTCGTGAAAAGTGGGGCAAGAACTACGCGGAGGCCGTGAGCTATGTTACTCGATAACCTCAAGTTCTTTGGTGTAGGCGCTGCGATAGGTGCTGCAGTTATTGGCGCGGTGGGCTTCACTACCGGCTACAAGCTTGGAGCTGGAGAACTTGCAGACCTGAAGACCCGTCTGGCAAATCAGGAGGTCAAGGTAGTAACTGCTGACAGGATTACCAAAGAGATCGTCTACCAAGACAGGATTGTCTACCAGGACAAGGTGAAAGTCGTTACAGACCGCATACCGTTTCTGGTGGAAAAGGAAGTCTACAAGAATGTCTGCTTGGACGAAGAGGGCCGTGCAGCATTCAACACCTTGATGGGGCGATAATGCGAGCACTTGCACTTTGCGTACTGCTTACCGGATGCGCACCGACAGTAGCCCCGTTCACGCCTGACGAAGAGTTCCTGAAGCGTTGCGAGAATCCACCAGCGCTGACAGGTCTGACAGGTGCTGAGGTGATGCGCTGGGCCGAGAAGGCCGGTCCAGGCATCACTGAGTGTGTCAGGATTCACAACGGTCTCGTTACCATCATAAAAGCCCAAAAGTAGTCAGCGCTACTCTCACAAAAGCCCTCCTAGGAGGGCTTTTGTATTACCACCCGAAGTTACTTCCGATCACTACGATGACTGCTACTAAGAGCAGCAGCTGCCACCAAGTCA